TTTTAAACAAGCTAGAGCCAACTGTAGAAGCAGATGGCGCAGGATTTGAAGATGCAACAACAAGACCACAAGAAGAAATGATGGATGACCCAATGGCAACAATGGGAAGCGATGCAGATTTAAGTCTGCGCCGTTATTTGAAAGCAAAAGGTGATCACGTTACTGTAGACGAAGAAGTATATCCTGACCACACAGTAGAAAGTGTAACAGAAGCATATGCGGCATTTAAAGCAGAATCTGCAACACCAAACTTGGACAAAGAAATTGCAGCATACTTTAAACAAATTAGAACACCTGCAAAAGGTTTTGGCGGTAAACTAAAAGCTGAAGCAAGTATTGGTGCACCAGATTATAATCTAGCAATCGGAGACTATGAAAGCAATGTAGAAGATGCTAACCCGCATACTCATGATTACGGCATGTTTACAAAAAAAGGCAATGAAGAAGTTGGGATGCGTGTAGAAGACGCTGCCGTTTTATTAATGGACGGTGACTATGAAAGCAAAGAACAAGCATTAAAAATAATGCTCCAGTCACTTGATAATCTTGCAGAAGATCCAGAATTTGAAGAAGCAACTGATACTGATGTACGTGAAAGAGCAATTGCTATGTTTGAAAAAATGCTAGAAGTAGGAGAATCAGTTGAAATCGATGAACCAGAAGTAGGCGAAGGTAATGCATACTCAGGTGCACTTGCAAAAGCAAAAGCAGCAGGCGCAGATGAATTCGAAGTTGACGGAAAAGTACACAAAGTCAAAGAAGGCGCTGTTAAAGATGCAATGATAGATGATGCTGAAAAAATGAGTAAAGCAGCCTTTATTAAGAAATACGGCGAAGAAAATGCTGGTACATGGGAAAGTGTAAACGAAAGTTTAGACGAAGGTGCAAAACCAGACTACATTGATATCGACGGCGACGGCGACAAAGAAGAGTCAATGAAAAAAGCTGCAAAAGACAAAGAAGAAGACGACGATGTTGATGAATCTTTAAATATATTAAAGAAACTAGCAGGTATTGAAGAAATGGGTACAATTGACCCACGTGAACGTCCAGAACGTCGTGATAGACCTAGTGTATTTGATATTAAAGGCGATGATGGCATACCGAAATATCTACCATATTCAGGAGACGGATCAGGCGGCGGAATTTTTCCAAATCCAGAATATATTTTAAAACCAGGTGAAAAATTTGATATAAAAGGTGACCAGGACAAAATTTGGCCAAAATTCGGCGGACCAAGGCCAAACCCATTTAATACAAATCCTCCGAAACCTAATCCAGATTATTTTAGGAAGTTACGCTAATGAATGATGATCTTGCAAGAATTAAAAAATTAGCAGGCATTAATGAAGCAAGTATAGATCAGCAATATGCTGATGTACTAGCTACCAATAATCAAATTAAAATTAATGCATTTTTACAAGGATTAGATGCAAAAACAGCAACAAGATTAACAGGTGGTGATGCACAAACTAGTAAAATTAGTTCAGATGGGCAGTCATTTGAACCAAGTGGAGAACCATATGTTCATGGTCAGCCAGCTCTATCTCCACAAACAATAAGAATGACAAAACCTGTCAGTGATAGGTACAAAAATTAAAAAGTTAGAACTACAACCTTAAATTCAGGCGTTAAGGTTTACGATTAAAGAGCTACATTTTAAAATGTAGCTCTTTTTTTATTGATAAGTAATAGTATGACAGATAAAATCACAGAAGATCAAAAAGTTAATAAAACATTCTTACAAGCACTGTCGATGATTGAAAAACTAGAAAAAGTTTTTGAGTCAAACAGCGACTTTGCAAATGCTGTTCGTAAAGTAGGCGGCAGAGTGCAATACTTTGAAGAAACTAGAAAAAATCTGAGAAGAATAACAGATGATATTAAAGATGCACACTACGATGCATTGCGTCATTTAAATGATGACAGTTATAATATTAGAATGCCTCTTCGTAAAAAAGAAAAACCTAAAAAAGTAGAAAATACTTGGAAAGAAGTAAAGCCTGCTGCAGTTGAACAAGTTGTTGAAACTCCTGCTCCGAAGCCTGTTGTTACAGGAAACGAGCAAAGTTATAGTCAATTAAAAGCACAAGCAAAAGAAATATAAGATAAGTATTAGTATGAGTGCAAATTCGGATCTAATTAAATCACCGTACCAGCGTGAAAAGTACACCAAGACTCAAATTGAGGAATTGGCTAAATGTGCTATGGATCCACAATACTTTATCACTGAATATGTCTGGATTCAGCATCCTACTAAAGGACGTATGAAGTTTGACTTGTTTGATTATCAGCGTGAACTATTAAATGCGTATCACGATCACAAATATAGTATTGCACTTATTAGTAGACAGATGGGAAAGTCTACAGCGGCTGCAGCATATCTACTATGGTATGCAATGTTTAATTCAGACCAAACTATTCTTATAGCAGCACACAAGTATAGTGGTGCACAAGAAATTATGCAGCGTATACGTTTTGGTTATGAATTATTACCTAACTTTATACGAGCAGGTGTTACAAGTTACAATAAAGGGTCGATCGAATTTGATAATGGCTCACGTATTATTGCACAAGCAACAACAGAAAATACAGGACGTGGTTTAAGTATTTCATTGGCATACTTAGACGAATTTGCATTTGTGCGTCCTACTATTGCTCGTGAGTTTTGGACAGCACTTAGTCCAACACTTAGTACAGGCGGTAAATGTATTATTACAAGCACACCAAACCAAGATGACGACCAATTTGCACAAATTTGGAGAGAAGCTAATAAAACGCAAGATGCTTATGGAAATGAAAAAGAAACGGGGAAGAACGGTTTTAAGGCTTATAGTGCAGACTGGACAGCACATCCAGACAGAGATCAAGATTGGGCAGACGAAGAACAAGGTAAAATCGGTGAAGAACGTTTCCGTCGTGAACACTTAAACGAGTTTATTGCGTTTGATGAAACACTAATTGATAGTTTAAAACTTACAATGATGGAACACAAAGACGTGTACAAAAAGTCTGGGCAAGTACGCTGGTACAGACCTATTACTAAAGGAAAAACTTATATTGCAGGACTTGATCCTAGTTTGGGAACAGGCGGCGATAATGCTGCAATACAAGTTTATGAACTGCCAGGGATGCGTCAAGTTGCAGAATGGATGCACAATAAAACTCCTGTACAAGATCAAATTAAAATTTTACGTACTATGCTAACTGAGATACAAGAACAATCACCTGACGCAGAAATATACTGGAGTGTAGAAAACAATACACTAGGCGAAGCAGCATTAGTAGTAATTGCTGAAATGGGAGAGGACAACATACCTGGAACATTTATAAGTGAGCCTAAGCGAGCAGGCAGTAATAGAGCTTATAGACGTGGTTTTACTACTACAAATAAATCTAAACTCAGTGCTTGTAGTAAATTTAAAACATGGGTCGAAACTGATAAAATGGAAATTGCCAGTAATACACTGTTACGTGAAACTAAAACATTTATTGCACGTGGTGCAGCATACGCAGCAAAAGATGGCGAAACAGATGACTTGGTAATGGCAGCATTACTAGTAGTTCGTATTGCACAACATGTAGCACAGTATGACGAAACAACATATAATGAACTCAAAGATAGTTTCTCAGATGAAGAAAATGTAGAACCTATGCCGATTACCTTTTTAGTATAAATACAATATAACAAAGAGAGATTAAAGAATGTTGAGTTCAGAAACAGTTGCAGAAAAGATTTTTAAGATACTCAAGGGCAACGGGCACGAATTACAAATGTTTACAGACGAAGGTGATTCTACAGTAGATCCTTCGACAAGTAGACGTTTCTACTTGAATGACACTGGGACAATGGTTAGTCTCGATGAAACTGATAACAGGCGTGAAATCAAAGTAAGTATTGGTGCAACAACTGATATCGACATGCTAAAAGATACACTATACCAAGTTAAAAAATTAGCAAACAAAAGTATTATTGAATACACATTAAAAAATTATACCAAAGAAATCGAACCAAAGGATTTTGACTACCAAGCACAAAAGGTAAGAGACATGAATACAGTAAACGAAGCAATCGGACAAGCATATGGCAGCACAAAAAGCAGCTATCAAAAATTAGAAAGCGCAAGACTTATTATTAAACACAATAAGCCTGTAAATGAAGAACAGCGTGGATCACGTAGTAGAAATATTAGTGCTATCTATATTGAAAATGCAGACGGAGAGCGTTATAAGTTTCCAAGCAACAACTTAGCAGGTGGTAGAGCTATGTTGCGTCATGTCAAAGAAGGCGGAACACCATATGATGACTTTGGCAAACACATCGTTGAACAGTGCATTGAACTAAAGAAACTTAAAGAGTTTAAGCGTTATAGTGATAAAAACAATCTGGTCAACGAAGATACTGCAGAAATCGTAGAAGCAGTAAGTTCACGTATTGCAAATATTCGTGAAGGTTTAAACAAACTTAAAGGCAGCAAAACATATGCTGCAGCACTTGAAGCATTTTCAAGTGATGGTGAAAAACTAGATGAAGATGATTTCGCAGATATTAAGGATAAATTTACAGTTTCATATTTTGATGAAAATGTAGAAGGTGCATTACCATATGTACAAGCACTTGTAAAAGAAATGCAAGTAGTGCGTGAACAACGTGCAGCAATTGAAGAAGCAATCGGTAACTTAGTTGCGTTTGTTGAATCAAAGGACATGTTTGGTTTACGTGAAGGAACTAACTTAAAAGCAGATCCTGAGAATCCAATGAGAGCAAAAATGGAATCAGCAAGATCGCAATTAGGTGCAGTAATGGAATATATCGCTAACGTATTAGACGAAAGCGAACAGGAATTGGCAACTAAATTGCAAGAAGCAAGTAAATTAGTTGACAGTATTCAAGACGATGCTATGCTAGGTAAATCAGCTCGTGCAATCACACAGTTGATGCCTAAACTAAGTGTCGTTGAGAAAGAAGAAGTACGTTCAGAGTCGGTTGATTGGGAACAAGAATTTGATAAGATGTTCGAAAATTATGATGTAACTAAAATTTTTAATTGACAACTGGCACAAAACGTATTATTATCAAGACAATAAGTACATTGTCACAAAGGCAAAACTTAGGCAAACAAAACATAGGCAACATTAAGGAGAATAACTATGGCATCATTGGCAGAAATTCGTGCAAAACTACAAGAACAAGATAACCGTGGAAGCGGTAATCAATCGAGCGGAGGAGGCGACAATGCTATCTTCCCATTTTGGAATATCCCAGAAAATTCAACTAGTGTAATTCGTTTCCTTCCAGATGGAGATACGAGTAATACTTTCTTTTGGCGTGAGCGTCAAATGATTAGACTAGAATTTGCAGGAGTCGAAGGACAACCTGATTCTCGTCGTGTAACAGTTAATGTACCTTGTAACGAAATGTGGGGACCAGTAGGAAGCTGCCCTGTACTGTCAGAGGTGCGTAATTGGTTTAAAGATCCTAGTTTAGAAGATATGGGTCGTAAGTACTGGAAAAAACGTTCATACGTATTCCAAGGTTTTGTAGTTGAGAATTCACTCGATGAAGAAACTCCGGAAAATCCAATCCGTCGTTTTATTATTAACCCAAGCATCTTTAACATTATCAAAGGTGCACTTATGGATAGTGACTTTGAAGAACTACCTACTGATTATGAAGCAGGTACAGACTTCCGTTTAACTAAAACTACAAAAGGTCAATATGCAGACTACTCAACATCAAGTTGGGCACGCCGTGAGCGTTCGCTAAACAGCGATGAACGTGCAGCAATTGACACATATGGTTTGTATAATCTAAACGATTATCTTCCTAAACAGCCTAGCGAAGAAGAACTTCGTGTTATTGGCGAAATGTTTGAAGCAAGTGTTGATGGTAAATTGTATGATCCTGCAGCATGGGGTAATTTTTATCGCCCAGCAGGTGTACAAATTGATACATCAAACAGTGCACCAAATACAGGTAGTGCTAGTCCTGCACCGGCACCTACGCCTACTCCAGCTGCAACTCCTGTAGCTGAAACAGTAACAGATACTGGTTGGCAAGAACCTGTTGCACCTGTAACACCTCCTGCACAACAGGAGCAAGTTGCTGAAACAGTAGCAGCAACAGCACCAGCAGCAGAAGGCGAAAAGCCTAGTGCGCAAGATATTCTTGCAGCAATTCGTGCACGTGGAAACTAATTCTTAACAAAAAACCCGGCGGGGCGGCACCAAGTCGCCCCATTCTTTCTAGGAGATAATTATGGCAAAACCTTTTGACATTGCGAAATTTCGCAAAAGTATTACTAAGAGTGTGCCTGGTCTTAGTAGCGGATTTAGAGATCCAGATACATGGATTAGTACAGGCAACTATACATTAAACAAATTAGTTAGTGGACGTTTTGATGGCGGTATTCCACTAGGCAAAGTATCAGTCTTTGCAGGCGAATCAGGTGCTGGCAAATCATTTATTTGCTCAGGCAACTTAGTACGTGAAGCACAAAAGCAAGGTATCTTTGTTGTACTAATTGATACAGAAAATGCACTAGACGCAAAATGGCTAGAAGCACTAGATGTTGATGTTAGTGAAGACAAACTGCTCAAACTAAATGTAGCAATGATTGATGACGTTGCTAAACTTATCAGTGAGTTTATGAAAGATTATAAGTCACAGTATGCAGACAAAGACGAAGAAGATCGTCCTAAAGTATTGTTTGTAATCGACTCGCTTGGCATGATGCTAACACCTACTGATATTGATCAGTTCCAAAAAGGTGACATGAAAGGTGACTTGGGACGTAAACCTAAAGCACTTACAGCACTTGTTCGTAACTGTGTTAACATGTTTGGTGATTACAATGTCGGCCTAGTAGCAACTAACCACACATACGCATCGCAAGATATGTTTGATCCAGATGACAAGATTAGTGGCGGACAAGGCTTTATCTATGCATCCAGTATCGTTGTTGCAATGCGTAAACTTAAACTAAAAGAAGATGAGCAAGGTAACAAAATTTCAGAAGTACGTGGTATTCGTGCCGCATGTAAAGTAATGAAAACACGTTACAGTAAACCTTTCGAAAGTGTACAAGTTAAGATCCCATATGAGACCGGAATGAGTCCATATAGTGGGTTAGTAGACTTAGCAGAAGGCAAAGGTGTCCTAAAGAAAAGTGGTAACCGCTTAGAGTATATTGATAAAGAAACAGGTGAAGCAATCCTCAAATTCCGTAAAGCATGGGAAGCTAATGACGAAGGTGTATTAGACTTAATCATGAAACAATGGGATGACAAAGAAGTAGATGATGTTATTGAAGATATTGAAGAAGAAGAACTAAATATCGAAACAACACTATCTGAGGAATTAACTATCAATGAAACTGAGTGAAGATGAAATCGAACAGTTCATGAATCTGTGGATGGCTATTAAACCATACATTACTGCAAAAGACAAATACGATGCTTGTCAAAAGTTTATTATGACATTAGAAGAAACAATCGATATTGAAGATGTTGCAGATGAGTTAGTTGGATATGATGGAACGGTTGACAAAGTACTAAGAGACCATTATATTGAACATACAGACTTTGATGAATATAACGAAGATGATGAATGGTAAATGTCACACTGGTTTAATGAAATCCGCAAGGACTTTAATAAAATAATTCCTGCAATTAATTATTACGAAACACAACTAGATGAAGCTCGTGTAGAGTGTAGTCTCAAAGGCAATGTTGAAAAACACAGTAGAGATATGCCTGGTATAGTTGAGCATCGTTTTAATCAGTTGCAGGAAATTGAAGCAATATTAGAATACCTTAATATTGAATTACGCAAAGTTAAAACAGAGAAATACAAAAAGTTTCTCGAACACTACAACCGTGCTCTTAGTTCGAGAGATGCAGACAAGTACGCAGAAGGTGAACAAGACGTAGTTGACCAACAGCATATTTGTAATGAGTTTGCACTTATACGAAACAAGTATATGGGACTGATTAAAGCATTGGACGCCAAGCAGTTTCAAATAAACAATATTGTTAAACTACGTGCAGCAGGATTAGAAGACATTAGTTTATAAAAAAATTACAACCCTTTGAAAGTGCAGGATTCTTTTCTGCACTTTTTTGTTGACTTCTGGATCTACAATCACTATATTATATATGTAGACGGAGGAAACAATATGTTTGAAGTTGGAATGGGAATTATTCGACAGTATCGTAATTATACCGCATTAGGAGAAATTACTTCTATTCATGATGATGCAGATGGCGAAACTCTTGTTACTGTAATGTATAATGACGGTGCTGTAAAAACCTACACTGAGTCTGCAATGGACACTCCTCGTATAATTGTAACTGAAGAGGTAATTTGGTAATGCTTTACAGTGTAATCGGCGGTACTAAAAAAGAACGTGCAGCAGTTACTGAAGCACTTTGGTTTGCTAAAAAATATTGGTTGCCACGGCATCGTAAACTTGCTGTTGATGTAGAGATTACCAAGCATTTAGATGTTGATGCTGACTGCTTAGAAGGTGATGATGATCGTGAGTATGAAATCCGTGTTAAGCGTGGATTAGATTATGAGGATCTTGTCACTGCTATCTTCCACGAATTTGTACACGTTAAACAAGATGTGTTAAAAGAATTTCCTATGTTTACTCCATCAGAGATACCTTATATGGATCGTCCGTGGGAGATTGAAGCATATGCTGAACAAGAAAAAATGTTAAAAAAATTCAAAAAAGTTTCAGAAAAGACTTGACAACCAAGACATCTTACACTATATTATATATGTAAGCAAGAAAGAAGAGGACTTCAAAAATGGCATACATGAATCAAGAGAAGAAAAAAGCACTTGCACCGGCTATCAAAGCAGTTTTGAAAAAGCATGGTTACAAAGGCTCAATTGCAGTTAACAACCACAGCACTCTTGTTGTAAACATTAAAGAAGGCACTGCTGATTTCATTGGCATGGCAAACGAAAAGAATCGTGAGATTGCAGAACGCCGCAATCATCCTTATTATCCAAGTGAAGGATATGTTCAAGTTAACACTTACTATCCTGAGCATTACGGTGAAGCGAAAGAGTTTTTAGAAGAACTTATTGCTGCAATGAAAGGCACTGGTTGGTACAACAACAGCGACATCCAAACTGACTACTTTGATATTGCTTATTACTTGGATATCAACGTTGGTCAATGGAACAAACCTTATGTATGTACAGCAATGGCGGAGGCAGCGTAATGAAAGAAGTACAATACGATAAAATTGATAACGTAATTGTTCAAGACATTGACATGAAAGATTGGCCTGACTTCTGCGATGCTTATATCGAAAGTTGTGACATTGACGGAGTTCCTGCAACAGAGGAACAGTTAGAGTTTATTAATCAAAATGGAATGTTTGTACATGAAAAAGTATGGGAGGCACTACACTAATGAAAGACTGGTTTAAAATTATAGGGTATTTGATTGCTATTGCTGTAATCTTTGGATCCATTGGCTGGTATACAGTACATACTTGGAGTGACTGTTTAGAAGAAAACAGTTTTGTAACCTGTGCACGGATGTTATACAAATGAAACTAGCAGACTTTAAAATGATGGAAACCAAGTCGCCAAACGGTGTTCAAGTAGTACTACGGTTTGGCGGCAAGTATGATCTTAGTATTGTACAGAATGAAATGAGTTATGGTAGCAAGCAAGGCTTGTATGAAATTGCAGTGTTTGAAGATATGGATCAAGTTGAACTTCCTGGTATTACTAACAAAGGCGATACAGTAAAAGGATGGTTAACTGAAAAAGATGTTGACAGTATCATCAAAAAAATGTATACAGTAACTATGGAGACTCCAGTACAGATATAATTTATGAAGGTCACGTAGCTCAACTGGATAGAGCAATTGACTTCTAATCAATAGGTTGAGGGTTCGAGTCCTTCCGTGATCGCCATAAGTTATATTGCCCTCTTGGTGGAATGGTAGACACAAGAGACTTAAAATCTCTCGCCGGTTACGGCGTCCCGGTTCGAGTCCGGGAGAGGGCACCAAATAACGCTCCTGTAGCTCAGTTGGTTAGAGCTCCCCGCTCATAACGGGTTGGTCATAGGTTCGAGTCCTATCGGGAGCACCATAAAATAATTGTTGACAAACAATAGTTTATATATTATATTGTTGTTAACATTCCAGATTAGCTCAGCGGTAGAGCAGTTGACTGTTAATCAATTGGTCGTAGGTTCGATCCCTACATCTGGAGCCAAATATAGGAAGCGTGGCTGAGTGGTTGAAAGCGCCGGTCTACTAAACCGTTAGACGTGAAAGCGTCTCGTGGGTTCGAATCCCACCGCTTCCGCCAATAAATAAACATATGAATAAAGTATGTACAGAATGCAAAAACGAGTTAGGACACAATGATTGGTGTTCAACTTGTAGAGTAAGAAGATAACGCCGCTTTAGCTCAGCTGGTAGAGCAACTGATTTGTAATCAGTGGGTCGGGAGTTCAAGTCTCTCAAGCGGCACCATAATACAGTTTCCAGACCGACGGGTCGTGGATCGTGGTGACTGAATAAGCCCTTACAGTATGGGGCTAAGGTAATGTCGAAGGAACTTAGCGGTTCGTCTTAGCGGATGCAGACAGGTATGAGTCCAGTTAGACAGGTAGTACTGGCAGTGGCTCATTGGAGGATCCTAATCCTTCCCACACATATTATTAAGCCGAGATCCCATAGATAAGAACACAGAGGACCGGCACCTTTTGGAGAGAAAAAATGTGGACTTTAGTTTACCTTGTCTTCATAGGGGGTAAACTAGAGTCTACTGTAGTAGCAGATTTTGAAACTATGTATGAGTGTTTTGAAATACGTGAAGATATGAGTTTTACAGTAGGCGGCAAAGAAGGTTATTATCCACCAGGAAGTCAAGCAGTTTGTGTCTATCGTGAAGAAAAACCAACATAAATAAATTTATGATACGAGCACAGAAAGAAATCATCTGGCACTTGACTTGCAGTAAATGCAAGCACTATTGGTCATTCCCTACAATGGAAGAAAAGTATTGCATAGACAGAGCATCATTATATTGTCCTGGCTGTGGAACAAAATGTCGTGTAGAGAAAGATCAAGAAGTCGACAAATGAGAAAAAAAGAAAATCTGTATCCAATGAATAATACTGTTGATGAAACAGTACAGGATTACACTACTGATCCTAGAAAACAAAAAGTTAAAAAACAAAAGATAAAACGTAGTACAACCAAACAACTGCGTAACGAAGCAAAACAATTAAGAAAGGGTTACAATGAAGATTCTAAAGACATTTAAAAACGAAGAAAAATCTGCAGTGATTAGTATCAGTAAAGAAATTCTAAGTTGTACCTTTTATGAAAATGGAAAGCATGTAGGCGAAATTGAGTATCCTAACAACAGTTACACTTATGTTGAAGATGCTGCAGAAAATTGGATTATCGGTGTAATGACACACGAAACAATCCGAGAATATAAAAAAGTTGCATAAAAAAATTACAACCCTTTGAAAACGCAGGATTCTTTTCTTGCGTTTCCTGTTGACATTGGGTTGTAAAACCACTATATTATATATGTAGACGTTAGCAATAGGAGATCAATATGTGGGCAGTTGAAGCACGTAACTACGGTGAGAATCCAGACTACTTTTACATGTCAGGTTTAACCGAAAAACAAGCTCGTAAGCGTCACGCTGAAATGTCAAACAGCGGTAAATGGGCTATGTGTCGTAGTTGGGATAAGGTTGCCGAATGGGAACAAGAAAAGGCTAACGAACGTATCCGTAATTTTAAAGGTCCACTGAGCGTATAAGGAGTCCAAAGATGGCTAAACAGCGTACATTGTATAATACAGAGCAAGTTCTTCAATTGGCTATTATTGTAGACTCTGCGCAAGGTTTTATTAAAAGCGGTTACGGTTATTATGATCACGAGTCGTCTAAACATGTATACGACAACAAAACTACTATTTCAAGTTATTTGAACGGTGTCGAAGATTTTGAGATGCCCGAAATATCTGAGGATGTAAAAGCTCAAGCCAAAGAAATTACTAACACTTTCCGTGATAGTTTGGTTGCCAAAAAACTAATGGGTACAATGAATTCATTTGAAGAAAATGTACTAAAAACTCTTAGCGATACACAATGTGATAACTTTGGTGTTAGTATTATTGCTAGCTTACCAAATAGTTTCCGTGTGCAAGAAAAACGTCAAAGTCTAGATGACTGGTTTAGCGACATGCGTCCTAAAAGTGAATTTGTTGGTACACCAGGCGAGCGTTTGCGTTTTGAAGTTCTTGTCAAGGACGTAAAGTTTATTGCTAAGTATGGAATACATTTGGTAACTTGTGTCAACAACGATGAGAACATTGTTAAGTTCTTCTTTAGCAAAGAGCCCGACATTGCAGGATTGCTAGAAGGACGCCGTGTTATTATTACTGGTAAAGTAAAGCAACATGACGTGAGCAAGTTCAGTGATTGTAAAGAAACTGTAATTAATTACGTAAAAGTAGAAGAAAAAGGTTGACAGTAGATATATAGATGTTATTGTCAACTTATAGACAGAAACAGTTTAATGGAGTGAGAGACCATGCAACAACAAGTTTTAATTCGTAACGGAAGCTACCGTAACATGCCAGTAACCGACACAGTGTTTACACTTGTTAAAGAATACACAGAAGGTGCCAAAAGCAACTACATTACAGTAGACGGCACAGAACATGCAGGCATGCCAGATGGTAACATTCGTGTTACAGTAAAAAGTCCGGAGTACTTTGAATTGGTCAAAGACGGCGAAGTAGTCGAGTCTGCTACTTCTACAAAAGAAACAGACGAACAAGTTATCGAACGCTTGCGTGAGCGTTTTCAAATTTTGGAAGATATGACATACGCAAGTTGTGACGGTGTAGTACGTGGAATGGTTGTTACTGGACCTCCAGGTGTAGGCAAGTCCTACGGAGTTGAGAAAGTAATACGTGAAGCGGAACTAATGAATAAGATGGGTGGAGGCTCAGGCAACACTGGTCGTAAATATGGTATGGAAAAAGGCGCTGCTTCGCCAATTGGTTTGTTCAAACTATTGTATGAGTATTCAGAGGCAGGCTCAGTACTAGTACTAGACGACTGTGATAGTGTGCTGTATGATGAGACTTCACTCAACTTGCTAAAGGCTGCACTAGACAGTAGCCCAAAGCGTTACCTAAGTTGGCGTTCGGAAAGCCGTGCACTAGTTAACGAAGGTATCCCAGATCGGTTTGAGTTTAAAGGTTCGATTATCTTTATTACGAACCTCAAGTTTGATAAGACACGTGGTAAGTTGAAGGATCACTTGGATGCTATTATGTCACGTTGTCACTACTTGGATCTGACACTAGACACAATGCGAGACAAGTTCTTGCGCTGTAAACAAATCGTTAAAGATGGCATGTTGCAAGAATATAACTTCTCGCAAGATGAACAAGATAAATTACTTGATTACATCTTTAGCAACCGTGACAAGATTCGTGAAATGAGTCTGCGCATGGTATTAAAAATCGCCGACCTTAAACGGATGAACGGTGATAAATGGCAACGTTATGTAGAAATGACCTGCATGAAACGTGCTTAAAAAATAAAACCCGGTAGTGGACTCCTCTGTCTGCGTCACTCTCACTCTCACACGCCGGGTTTAACTAGGGGCTAGTAAGGTAAGACATCTTACTAGCCCTTCTTTTATATAAGTATTTATGTACTTCTTGACAAAAAAACAATCTTAGGTTATAGTAAACTTATGAAGTGTAAAATTATCCTCAAAGACGAAGTTAATTGTAAAGTCGAAGGTCTCGATTTGCAAACTCGTCGTAAGTGTGAACAAAAACTAAAGTTCTTTTTGCCTTATGCAAGACATGTACCAGCGTATAAACTAGGACGTTGGGATGGCTGTGTAGGGTTCTTTACTATGGGTGGCAATACTTTTGTTAATGCACTTAGTCATATTATTCCTATATTACAGGAAAACAAATATGAATTCGAAGTAGAGGATAATCGCAATACATGGAACTTTGATTTCCAACAAATTACAGAAGATCACTTTAGTGATAGAACATGGCCTGATAAACATCCTGCTGCCGGTGAGCCTGTTGTGTTACGTGACTATCAAGTAAGTATTATTAACAAGTTTTTAGAAAATAATCAAAGCATACAAGAGATTGCAACAGGTGCAGGCAAGACACTAATGACGGCTGCACTAAGCAACTTAATAGAACCTTACGGACGTAGTATTGTTATTGTTCCAAACAAAGACTTGGTAACACAAACAGAAGCAGACTACATTAACTTAGGACTTGATGTTGGTGTGTACTTTGGTGACCGTAAAGAGTTTGGTAAAACACATACCATCTGTACTTGGCAAAGTTTAAACATTATTGAAAAACGTTTTCGTGATGGCGAAAGTGAAATGAGTTTAGACGAGTTTGCCGAAGATGTAGTATGCATTATGGTAGACGAAGTACACCAAGCAAAAGCAGATGTACTAAAGAAACTGTTAACTGGCAGTTTCCGTAACGTTCCTATTCGTTGGGGACTAACAGGTACAATACCCAAAGCAGATCATGAACGTCTAAGTTTGGAAGTAGGCTTAGGAGAAGTTGTACACCAGCTAGCAGCAAGCGAACTGCAAGAGCAAGGTGTACTAGCACAATGTGATGTTAACATATTACAGTTACAGGATACAGTTAGCTATGGCAACTATCAAAGCGAGTTGACTTACTTGACAACAGACAGAAATCGTTTAGACTATGTAAGTGAACTAATTGCACGTATGGCAGAGTCGGGTAATACACTTGTGCTAGTTGACCGTATTAAAGCAGGCGAAGGATTAGTTGAACGACTTGGTGAGGACACAGTTTTTATTAGCGGTGCAATGAAAACAACAGATAGAAAAGATGAATACGATGAAGTATCTGGAGCAGACAATAAAATCATTATTGCAACCTATGGGGTCGCTGCCGTGGGGATTAATATTCCTCGTATCTTTAACTTGGTCCTTATTGAGCCTGGCAAATCTTTTGTACGTGTTATTCAATCAATAGGTCGTGGAATACGTAAAGCAAAAGACAAAGACCATGTGCAAATATGGGATATAACAAGTAGTGCTAAATTTAGCAAAAGGCATTTAACGGAGAGAAAAAAGTTTTACAAAGAAGCAAACTATCCTTTCCGTGTAGAGAAAGTAGATTACAAATGAAAATATTAACAGTAGAAAATCAGGGATATGATGTAGATTTTGTACCAGAAGAAATAGATGATATTCGTTATTGTGTACTAGATTATACAGACAAAGATAATGCAGACTACATATTTGTTCCGCTAGTGTTTTTAGAAAGTTTTAATAGTCCTGCGGCTGTATTAAAAATAGGAAATAAAACACTAAAAGTTCCGTTAGATTGGAGTATAGTATGTTGTGATCCTACAATCGGCGACCCAGAAGTATTACCTGTCACAAGTTTAAATGATAGAGGGTTTAAAAGTTTTGTGTTTAATCCAATTACTGGCTTTATCCCTGCATTTACAGAAATTGAGATTGTTAATATTTTTCAAGAAGTAAAATGGTACTTTCCCAAACTAAAATATGGGCATATACTAACAGTACCACTAAGCGAAAAAGAAAATCCTGATTGTATTTTTATTGTTAAGGAAACAAGTAAGATACCAGATGTGTTAAGTACAGCGGATCTTTGGTAATGAGTAAACTAGATATTAAAAGCGAAATGCGAGCAATTGACACAAAGGATCGTGCTTGGTATAAAAGCCTAACAAAAGAAGAACGTGAAAAATACGACAAACAACTGTGGATTCAAATGCGATGGGCAAGTAGTGTTAAAGGTGCTAATTCTGCATCTTATTTAATGCTAGTAAATGAATTTACAAACGTTGACTTTAACACCCTTAAAAAACACCCACAGTTACAGTTGCAACTGTTACAGATAGCAGGCACAGGTAAGCCAGAATTTCACGAATGGATCGCTCCGGCGAAAACCGGAATGAAAAATAAATTACTTGAATGGCTTTCCAATGAATATCCCGAATATAACGAGGATGAGTTGGAATTGTTTGCAAAATCAAACAGTAAAGAAGATTTAATAGATCGTATGGAACAAGAAGGTATGACAAAAAAAGAAATAAAGGATATATTCAAATGAAAATACATTGCTTAGAAGGAGAAGCACAAGTAGATTTGGTTTGGCCAGATGAAAGTTATAAAATTTTAATACTATCTGAAAATACATCATTTGATGATGTTGAGCCAGAAGCAAATGTTATTGTTAAAAATCTAACACCAAAGGCAGTTATTGAATTCTCAGATGACGAAGTGTGAATATTGCGGTAAATCTTTTAAGCGTGAAAGTACACTAGTAGCACATACTTGTGAAAAAAAGCGCCGTTGGTTAAGCAAAGACTATCCAGAAACTATTGCTGGATTTACTGCATTTGATTTATTTTACAGACTTAGTATGCAACATAAACCTAAGGAGTACAAAGACTTTGTAGAAAGTCAGTTCTTTAGTGCGTTTGTAAAGTACGGTAGTTACTGTATTAATACACGTGTAATTGACGCAGAAGCATATACTCGTTGGCTGGTACGCAAACAAGCAAAACTAAAAGATTGGCCTACTGACCGTATGTATATGTTATTTGTACGTGAACATCTTAAAAAAGAAACAGTAGACCGTGCACTAGAACGCTTTGTAGAAAACGCTAGTAAACTAGAATACTTTGAAACATTTTGGGAAACTGCAGGCGGGTATGTAATTGCAGACTGGGTAGAGTCTGGCAAAATAAGTCCTTGGATACTTATATGCAGCAACCGTGCACAAAGCTCGCTAAACACAATGAATGAAGAATGCTTTACAAGAGTAGCTAATAGTATTGACGCAGGTTATTGGGGTAAAAAAACACAACAAGCACCACAAGATGCAGCATGGGTGCGACACATTATAGACGGAGAAACAGTTGACTGAATTTAGAAAATTACAAGATGGATCAAGTGTGTACGAAGTAGAAGAAGCAGTTGAACTTATAGTAAAAACTCGTGCACCAATGAAATGGTTATTGATTGACAGAGAGACTGGAGAACAGTATATTGGTGCTACACCTAAAGAAGGTGAACTGCATTGGAACCGTGTTCCTGATAGTGAAATGTGGAGATATGCTGTGGAGCGTGAAGATGCCTGATATTGATATTGACTTTGCTAATAGAGATATAATTTTAAATAAACTAAAACACGTACCAGCACGTTTAAAAGATCGTAAACACAATACAGGTGTTTATTTTCATAGAGTACCAAATGATCCTTTTAAAGGTTTATGCACACTAGATCATAAGCAAGCAGACGATGCTGGATATTTTAAACTAGATATGCTTAACGTTAGCATATACAAAGATGTACGTAATGAAGAACATTTGAACACACTAATGAATACAGAACCGATGTGGGAGTTATTAGAACACGAAGAATTTGTAGAAAAACTATTTCACATTGGCAATCATTATGAAGTAATTAAAAAATTAAAACCACGTAGTATTGCAGACTTGGCTGCAGCAATTGCAGTAATTAGACCTGCTAAACGCTACTTGTTAAATAGTGATTGGAATACAATTAATAGCGAAGTATGGATTAAGCCGCCAGGTAGCGATGCTTACTACTTTAAAAAAGCACATGCGGTTGCATATGCTACAGCTATTGTTGTTCACATGAACTTGCTATGTGAACAATTAGGAACTATGTAAGTTTTCTTACTAGTTGTATGTTTCTTCGTTTAACACGTTTTTGGATAATATTATTTAGACTAATGCTAGGACCTGTTACAATTTCAAAATTCTTTTGACTAAAAGTCATTAGTGTCGGTCTAAACTTTTCCCAACGACTTTTAAAAATAATATTGATAGGAATCATACGGTTTGTTCCCCACCACCATTCTTCGCCTAAATCTAAAAATTCTAACTTGTCTGCATCTGTTCTGATATTTTCAAAACAATACATGCTTGCCATATGTTGATCTACATTTTGCATAATGCCTACGTATTCATTATCACCGTACGACACGAGTGTTAAAAACGGAAACTCATCTAAAAGTTTTTGATATTTTTGCGGTATATATGTCATTGTAATATTACTTAGTCAAATAAATACTAGTGGAGAAACGAAATGAACAATTATCAAACTACAAGCTACATTTATAATCAACGTAGTGAAATATTAGTACCTACTCGTAAAGGAACAACATATCACGGTGTTTCTAATCATAAACCATTGGTACATTACCAAGGTGTGTATACTGATATTGAATTTTTTGTTCAAACAACTGATCGTAAGCCTGAAAATTTGCAGACTAAAACGTTCACTGCTAAAGTTCTCAACAACAATAAAACTGTAATTTTAACTAAGACTTTAATTCCTCATGATTATGATCGTGGTATCGCAATTTTACGTTTCGATGACCAAGATTTATATGCAAATACTGACCCTGGGTTGTATAGTATCATTATTACTTATACAGATGAATTCGGACGTGAATATGCACTTCACAGTGATCAAAATATGAGAGTAAGTTATGTATTAGAAGTTCGTGAACTTTTTAATAACGGTTAATATTATTGACATTCCAACAAATAAATTGTATTATTAATTTATGATTGTATTAGATTTTGTTAAGCAAAATATGCCTGGCACTTGGAAACAAACGCCTAGTGGTTGGATCAGTGGTAACTGTCCAATGTGTGCTACACGTGGGCATAGTGCTGATAAACGTAAGCGTGGCGGTTTTATGTTTAATGATGATAAAGTTCAATACAATTGTTTTAATTGTGGATTTAAAACTGGATGGAGTCCTGGACGTAAGATAGCAGGACGTTTAAAAGATTTACTAGAACAGTTTGGTGCAGACCCTGCACAAATTCAACGCATTAATTTTGAATTACTTAAAGAACAAGAAGAAGAAAGTATTGTAGATCAGTTTATACAAACTGCAGAAAAGCGTGAAGTAAAAATAGACTGGTCCGAAGCATCATTACCGCCAGATGCTGTACCTATTGAAAAAGTAGATACAAGCAAACTAACAGAAAAAGAACTTGAAAAGTTTATTGCAGCGTGTGAGTACATTAATTCACGTGGTGTTGATTTTTATAAGCATTGGCATTGGTCACCTTTTAAACATTTTAGTAACAGAGTAATACTTCCGTTTTATCACAAAGGTATTGTAGTAGGATATACTGCACGTTGGGTTGGTAAAACACCTAATAAAGAAACACCCAAGTATTACTTGCAAAGTCCAAAGCATTTTGTGTACAATATCGATGCACAAAAGTCGCACAAGTACACAATCGTTACCGAAGGACAGTTCGATGCATTGCTAGTTGGAGGTGTTGCTATGCAAGGTAATACGCCCAGCATGACACAATGTGACATAGTTGATAGTTTAGAAACAGAAGTTATTGTAGTTCCAGACGCCGATAAAGCAGGACATGATTTAGTTCGTGCAGCATTACGCAGAGGCTGGAGTGTAAGTTTTCCTCCTTGGGAAAATTGTAAAGATGCTGCTGATGCAGTACAAAAATATGGACGTTTGTTTACAGTGAGGAGTATAATTGAAAGTACAGAGAGCAACTCAACGAAGATCCAGTTACTTGCTAAATCCTATTGTAGATGATTACAATATTAGAGACGAGGATTTTTATAAAAGAGTGAAACATATAAGCGCACACACAGATTTACAAAGTGAATGGATTAAAAAGTTTGCTTGGCTACCAAAGCGTAGCGATATTACCAACGAATGGATTTGGTTGACAAATTATTATGAATACGTTATAACAATGGATATGAATGGTGCAGTTCCACGTAAGGGAAAAGACTGGCGTATGACATATACACGTAGCGAATACATTGTTAAAAAGCTAACAGGCGAAATTAATGAGTGAAGAATATACAGAGGATTTACAAAAACTTTATATCGAGTTTTTGCTAGCAGAAAAAGATCTCTTTGTCAGATGTAATGCTATTACACAAAGCAAGTATTTTGCTCGTAAGTATCAGCCTGTTATGGACTTTATACAAGAGCACGTAGACGGTTATGGTGACTTACCTACACATGAACAAATTGCTGCAAAAACAAGTCAGCAGTTCGATGATATTACTAGCAAAGTAACAGACGATCACAAAAACTGGTTCATGGATGAATATGAAAAGTTTTGTAGACACAAAGCACTTGAAGGCGCAATTCTGCAAAGTGCTGACAAACTAGAACGACATGAGTATGGTAGTGTAGAACAACTAATTAAAGATGCTGTTAGTATTGGACTTGCTAAAGACTTTGGACTTAACTATTGGGATGATCCTGCAGGACGTATTCAAACTATTAAAGACAACAGAGGACAAAACAGTACAGGTTGGGAAAGTCTCGACAAAGTATTGTACGGTGGATTTAATCCAGGCGAACTAAACATCTTTGCAGGTGGTAGTGGTTCAGGTAAAAGTTTGTTTATGCAGAACATGGCACTTAACTGGGCACTTGCTGGTAAGAACGTTGTTTATGTTTCGCTAGAACTTAGTGAAGAACTATGTAGTATGCGACTAGACGCTATGCTTACTAATATGAGTACACGTGATGTTATGAAGAATCCAGATGACGTTGAACTTAAAGTTAAAATGGCAAGTAAAAAAGCAGGTGTACTACAGGTTATCCAAATGAAAAATGGATGTACTGTAAACGATATTAAAGCATATATCAAAGAATTCCAAATACAAAAGAATATTAAAGTAGATGGACTATTTGTTGACTACTTGGATTTGATGATGCCTGTTAGTGTTAAAGTTAATCCAAGTGATCAATTTATTAAAGACAAGTTTGTATCAGAAGAGTTGCGTAACTTAGCAATTGAACTTGGTACACTATTTGTTACAGCATCGCAGTTAAATCGTGGTGCAGTTGATGAAGTTGAGTTTGACCATTCACACATTGCAGGTGGCATTAGTAAAATTAATACAGCAGATAACTTAATTGGTATTTTTAGTAGTCGTGCAATGCGTGAGCGTGGGCGTGTACAGATACAGTTTATGAAAACACGTAGTAGTAGTGGTGTTGGTACTAAACTAGATTTAGGTTATGATATGAATACACTGCGTATTACTGATTTAGATGAAGATGAACAAGGCGAAGATGGACAAGTTGCAAGCATTTATCAAAGCCTAAAAGCAAATGCAACAGCTAGTGTTAGTCCTCCGGGTCAGCAAGTTGCACAACCTGCTGCGGTTGCTGTAGACAATGCTGATAGATTGAAAAATTTATTAAAAAGAAGAGAATAATAATGGGCAAGACATGCAATAGATTACTTAATCATCTAGCCCAAGTCGATTCTGCTGGGTATGTTATACCTTGTTGTCAGTTTACTAGAGAATGGCTAGAAAAGTGGGAGCCTTTTAATCTGAGAAACTTAGATACATTTGACAATATTTTAACTTCCGATAGATGGAATACATTACAAGAAGAAATGCTTAAAGAAGATATTCCTGAATGTAGAAATTGTTGGCGACAAGAAAAAACAGGTGCACACAGCATGAGACAATGGGCCAACCAAACTGAAGTTGAAAACCCGGGAAAATTAGAATCATTGGAAATTGGAATTGATACAACATGCAATATGATGTGTCGTATTTGTAGACCTGGTCAAAGTTCGAAATGGTATTCTGCAGATAGTGTGTTAACAAAATTGCACGAATATCAGAATAAAAATGGATTTCAATATGACAAAAGTTTAGTAGATACTAGTAACAGCACTAAATTAATAAATGCACTTAATAATACCAACTTAACAAAATTAAAAACTGTACGTATCAATGGCGGTGAACCTTTTTATAGTAAAAAATTGTTAACATTGTTACAAAAGATAGACGAAGATGCTAAAATAGAAAATGTAGAATTGTCTTTTAATACAAACGGTAGTATATTTCCAACAGGAAAAATTGCTGATTTATTACACAGAGCTAAAAAACTTCGAATTGACTTTAGTATAGATGCAGTAGGAGATTTAGCTACTGTTACTAGATGGGGTGTCGAATGGGGTATTATCGAAGAAACGATAGATAAATGGAAATCAAATTATAAAAATGCAACATTTGGAATGCATTCAGTGATAAGTTTGTTAAACATAAACAGAATAAAAGATTTATACGACTTTTCCGAATCTAAAAATTTACAATGGTCATATTATGCTTTATCGAGTCCTGAGCATTTGTCTATAGATCAGCTTCCTGTTGAATCGAGAAAAGCATACTTAGTAAAATTCGATGACAAAGGTTTGACACAAGAAATAGAAATAAATGATATTTTAATTAATACTCCGTATACTAAAAAAACAGAATACGATTTTTTTCTAGAAGCAACAAGATTACTAGATAATTATCAAGGAAATAGTTTTAAAAACGTTAACCCAGAAATTTACAATCTAATAGAGGAGTTGCTGAAACATCAATGCCGTTGACCTTATCTAGTCTATGTATGATGTTGAACAACGGGCTAGCCTTTAGGAGTCAATAAGTTTGAGCCTGTATTCGCCAAAAAGTAAGCCTGTGTGTTGCCCGCTACCACTGATGTTATAGTTCTTATTTTTCCAATGGATCCTAAGTTCTTAATCAGAAAATGCAAAAGTGCCATAAGTGCTTTCCATCAATGTTTCAGCAACAATATTTATAAATAGTAGTGTTATGAAAAGAAAAACAAGATCTATTTTGGAAGAAATTAATGCAATGGCTCCTCGTCGAGACAAGAAGCAAATTGTAGAGTCTAATGCCGAGCAAGTTATTGTCACTGCTATTAATTTAATTAATTTAATTAACGAAAGTTTTGATGTAGAAACTGCAGCAGACTTGAATAAAAGATTAATTAATTCTATCCGAACTAAAGATCCTAAAAAGTTTCAAAGAGGGATCAAAAGAGTTGAAGATTAAAGATATATTGGGCGGCAAATTTAAACGTAAAATCAGACGTGGTAGTCGTATTAAAAGAATGAGACAAGAAGATCTTCATGTTACTGAAGGTGGAAAAATCTTTGGTGACGGTGTAACACCTTTTGATCATAGTATGATTCCTGGCATTATGAAAACTGTAAACAGTGTACTATCTAAAACTGGTGCACCTGCAATTCCAATTGGTAGCGGCGCAACTCCTACTAAAGGTAAAGTTAGCGGCGACTTAGATATGATTGTTGATGTTGCAGCACTTAAAGATCACTTTAATATGCCAGATGAACCAGATAAAGTTATTAGACAAAAACTGCGTCAACTGTTTGACTTAGCAGGATTTGAAACAGCACAAAGCGGTACAAGTGTACACGTTAAAGTGCCAATGGGTGACCATGCACACCAAGTAGATATTATGGTTGTTCCTAATGCAGCAAATGCAGCAAAGTTCCATACGCACAGCATCCCGGCTGGTAGTAAATGGAAAGGTGTAAACAAGCAGATTGCACTAGCATATCTTGCTAAAAAACAAAACATGCTATGGTCACCATACCAAGGTTTGTTTAACAGAGATGCTAACGGTAAGAAAGCAGATCTAGTAACAGACAACATCGATCAAGTAGCAAAAGCATTACTCGGCCCGAATGCCTCCGGAAAAGATATTGGCAGCGTTGAACAAATAATGACAGCGTTGGGCAAAGAAGCAGGTGAAGCGATGCTAGCTGACTTAAGAAGTGATCCAAATTGGAAAGAACTTGACTAATGCGAGCAATAGAAATACTCACAGAGGCTGCAAAGGTCGGACGTGAATATCAGCATTTAGAAGATTTAGTATTTGCTGAAGGCAGCAAAGGTGCATTACGAGCGGCTAGTGTACTACAACGGTTAGGTCAAGATTCAAGTGATGTTGCTATTAAATGGGACGGTAATCCAACAATTTATTGGGGTAGAGATCCAGATGGTAAATTTGTACTAACTGGTAAAAACGGCTGGGGCAAAAGTAAAAGCACTAGTAGCGATGAACTCAAACAATTTATTATGAGCACAGGTAAGGGCGAGGACTGGAGACAAGACTTTGCTAACAACATGGGTGCAGTGTTTGATTTAATGGAACGTAATACTCCGACTGATATGCGTGGATTTGTATACGGAGACTTGCTGTACAGCCCTAGTAAGCCCTTTGTAAGTAATAAAGGCACGTATGTGTTCGAACCTAACAATGTTGCATACACAGTAGATGCAAATAGCGACATCGGTAAACGTATCGGTAACAGTCAAATTGGTATTGCTGCACATAGTATATATGGAGCGTTTGGCGATAAATCAGGCACACCGATTAAAGATACTCGTAGACTAAACACAAACGAAGTAGTAGTGTTTGGACAAACATATGTTACTCATACACCTAAAGTAGATACTAGTTCAGTTGAAGAAATTATAAAACTAGCCAACACAAACGGAGCAGCAATTGATGCATGGCTAACTCCTGAAAAAGGATTAAGCAACAAAGGTGCAATCATTTACAATTATGTTAATCAAATGACCAAGCAGCGTAAACTAGATAAATTACGCACAGGATTTTTTGATTGGCTTAAAACAAGTAAAGTTAGTTCAGGTCAACAAGCAAAACTAATGGCAACGGACAACAAAGGATTAGATGCAATGCTAGAACTAGTTGTAAAAATTATGACAGTTAAGAATAATATCATTGCACAATTAGATACAGCACCGGCAGACATAGTAGCAACTACAAAAGGCGAACGTGGTGGTGAAGGTTACGTTGCTGGTAGAGATAAAATTAAACTAGTGCCACGTGACAGATGGCAACCAAATTTGTAAGATAAATATTATTATGGAACAGAAATACACAGCACTACAGTATGCACAAATGTCAGGAGGACATCCAGTTGAAGAAGAAAAAACTTCTCCAACATTTGGATTTATTGGTGAATTAAATGAAAGTAAAATGTTTAGAACTAAAAATCAACTAGAGTCTAGCGACTTACGTAGTAATTTAGACTTTGCTTTTTTAAATTTACTGACATTGCATACAATGTATCAAGATTATTCAACTGCTCCACAAGCCCAGGCATATGCTAAACGTACACTACTAGCCGGTGGAGGTCAATTTAAAAACTATAAAACAAATGGCACTGATCTCTATCAAGCATTGCACAGTATTTCTACTGGAAAATATATGTCTAGTGATAAAGCAGGTATTCAAGCTAATAAAGTTAAACTGCCAGAAATGAAAATCAAGCAATACTTAACACAAATGGCACAAGGTAGAGAAATTATTGGGCCGCAAAACTTTTTCATGCAATTAGAGCGTGGAATGGATATACAAAACAGCAACTACAGAAGTGTTAGACGTATTGTTAGTAATTGGAAAGGTTCAGACACTGCACAGCGTGGATTAGCAAGTACTCGTTTATTGCAATACTACAGAACTAATGCAATTAAAAGCGAACTATATCCAACTTTCCAAAAAATGACTCGAAATAATGGTCTTGAAATTAAAAATGTCAGAAATGCTGAACGTGGTCCTAACAGATTAAAAAGAGCAGCATTTAGAACAGTAGCTGGCGCAACTGCATTTGCAGGAGGATTTGCTGCCGGAAGAGCGTTTGGCAAAAGTCTTGTTTAATAAGGTGACACTTGTCAGAAAAATACACAGCGTATACGTTAGTGGACATTACAAAAAGTGATATTACAAATTATAGAAGTAAAAACACTCACGGATACAATCAGCAGCAAAATTTAAATACACTTATACAGTCAATCGGTATGCGTAGTCAGCCATTGGATATTACTGTTGAGGTATTAGAGACACAAGATATAGCAAAATACAGCTTCGGATCTGTGTATTCAGGACTACATACAGTATGGAAATTTGATTTTGTAGTAGAGCATAACAATGTTTTTACAAAAGATGACGATGATATACATTTCCTTAAAAGTGACTGTGATAGAATAGCATTTACTCCATACCTAGACGAAACTGTTAATTTTTTAAATAATGTTTTTGACACAAACACATCGGAATATTTAAATATATACTTTATAAAAATCGTATGATATATAAATAATAGTGTAGAAAGCAATAAGCGAACTCTACATTTAGGCACACAATTTAGGCAAAACATACCAAGGCTCCTACCAACACGATGCTATGAAGCATTTAAGCCGTAGAAAGCAAATCTATGTCAGCAACAATCGCAACGACTCAACTTGAGCGTGAAAATTTGGAAGCACACGTTGACCTGTGTGCCGAAAGGTATCGTGTATTGGAAGAAAAGGTAAACAACATAGACACAAGACTTACGAGCATTGAAAAATCTGTCGTTCAAATGAGAGAAGACAGTATAAGAGAGTTTGGCCGTTTACGTGAAGATATGGCCAAAGCACAAAACACAACAAATAAAATTATGATGGGCACGGGTGGCACCATCGTAGCAGGCGTATTAACAGTAATAGTTACACTGTTAATGACCTAACCCTTTCCGTATAAATAGCTATATGAACTTTAATGAATTTACATCCGAAGAGCCTGTAATGGAAGCACAACTAGTTTGGGCTAGAAAAGGCAATAAACTTACTCGTAAGTTTCGTTGTGCAGTTGGACAACGAGCAGGTAGAGTAGTTGCCGATCCTAGTCAGTGTAGTGCTCCAATTGATATTAAAAAGCGCATGAATCTTAAAAAGACTAAAGCAAAAATGGGTGCACGAATGGCTCGTAAAGCACAAAAAACTAAAAAGTTTAATCCGGCAAGTAAAGCATTAAAGCGTTTAAATAGGTGACTATTATGAAAGTACGTGATATAGTAGAATATAGTATGCAAGATGAGCCAAGTTATGGCACTAGTCGTGCTGCAGTTAGAAAACAAGGCACAGATGCTTCAAATGCAAACCGTCGTGCTAACAATCAAGCACGTAATGCAAATGACGAAATGAATGTTAAAGCACAACAACAATATCACAAAGATAAAAGAGTTGCTAAAAGAGTTGCAACAGGTATTCCTGTCAGAGCAATGCAGCCACAAACTCCAGGTAGTCCGGAGGAGCAACAACAATGAAAGCAATAATCACCAAAGGTGGATTTCCGACATTTATTAATTCCAGAGAAAGTAAGTTTTTAGAAACACATTTCACTGAAGATAAATTATTAGAGCAAAAAGGTTTAAGCGAGCGTGAAGCATATATTGCACAAAACCTTGTACATCGTGGCGTACTAGACAAAGTTGTTGAATGTGGTGCTGCCAGTTATAAACTTAATATTAATAATTACGGAAAGAGCTAATCATGGATCCTCAAACAAAAGCGATGCACGACATCTTGTCTAAGTTGCAGTCTGCAAATCCTAAACTTATGAATGAAAAAGTTGAAACAGTTTATCATCAATTAACTGAAGCAGCAGACGCTGACGTAGATTTAAAAGTTGCAATGAACAGTAAAATTGAAGAGTCTAGTGTTACAGTACAAAATTATAGAATTGATGTTGTATTGAACGAGTTTGCCGGACGTGAAAAACGTTTTTATAATATAGTCGAATCAAACACAAACCGTATAATACATCAAGAACTAGCATTGTTTGAAACAGCAATGGCTATTGTTAAAAAATATATGACAGGAAAAAGTGGTGTAAGTGAATTACAGCATTTCGATATGCAGTATGCTACAGCACTCGAAGAAGTTTGGACACAAAACAACAGAGCCAAACGTGGAATTAATGAAGATATTGCACTAGCAAAAGCAAGTGGTGCAAAACGCAAAGTAGCAGAAGCGAAGCGTAAAATCTTGCAAAGACTATAAATATACTATATAACTAGGGAATTAGGAAAATGTATTTAAATGATTTAAACTCAGCATCTCATAATGTTGATAAAATCAATAAAGTGTTGGCTAACACATTTGGTCACTCAGTTGATATCAGCGAAATGAGCACAAATTCATTAGAGCGTATGCTAAACGTTACTGATGCAAAGATTACACAAATTAAAGAAAGTGATTTAACATATTGGGAAAATCCACAGTATAATAAATTACATTTAATTTCACATTCATTGAGAACATATATTAATGAAGTAGCACCTGTTAGATCAGCGGGCACAGTGAAAACAAAAGTTAAAGAAGCAGCAGACTTAGAACAAGCAGAAGTATTGCTAGCAGCCAGAGAAATGGTTGACAAAGTACAAAAGATGGTAGAAGACTTAGCAGAAATGCAAGTACAAGAACTTATGCCAATTGTTGATGCAATGAAAGAGCAAATTGGCTTTGAAACTGCAGAAGCATTTAATACTGCAGCAGAAGCAGCACTTGGTGCGTTCTTAGATCAAGCAAAAGCAGCAAAAGAAGCAATGGAAAATGCTACACTAGCAGCAAGTGGACAAGCACCTGCAACACCTATGCCAACAGACATGGGCATGGAACCAGAAATGGATATGAGTGACGAGCCAATTGCAGACATGGGTGATGACTTTGAAGCAGATCCAGCAGCCGCAGGCGAAGATAATGCAACAGGACGTGAAATGAAAGAAGGTGTCGACGTGATGGAGGCACAAGCATTAAAAGAAAAAAAGTTCTTAGAGGCTAAGAGTCGTGTATTTGACATGCTCGAATCTGGAAAAATTACTAAAGAACAAGTTTTAGCTCTTTTAAGTGAATTAGATTCCGGAACTCCACGTGTTCGTACAGATCAAAAGCCTAGCCAATATGGAAATAAAGGCACTGATTATAGAACTATGCCATATAATTCTGGACAATCTCGTCAGGCTAATCCAGTACCAAAATCAGGAGTAACACGAGCACCTAGAGCAATGACTGGTCTTCGTACAGCTGATATTCAACCAGGTGATGCAGGACATTCTGCATTAACTAACTGGTTCAACAGAATGCGTAAAAAATAATGTTAATTAATGAAGTAATAACTAATGAAGGTCAGGGTTACGTACTAAACGGTATAGAAGAACTTATCGTTCGTGCCAAAGCACGTGGCTTGACTAAAATTAGTACTGAAGCACTTTTAACTAAGTTGAAAGCAGCAGGTTACTTCATTGAAATGGAAACACTATTAGATTTATTAAAAAAAGTTGACGCAGTAGGAGCAGCAAACCGAGAAGAAGTTACTTTAGATACAGCAATTCCTAATTCCCCTAAACAAAAAGATGATGCAACTGTATCTAAAATGGCTGCAAAACAAATTAAAAAGGGTATGAAATGACATACTATATCAACAGAGCAGAAGCTCGTGCTAAAGCGAGACAAGATTTAACTATATTCCGTGAAATAAATTATATCATGGAACAAATCTTAACAGATGCAGGCAACGGACTGTATCAAACTGTAGTTGATGACGGTACTGTAATGACAGAAAGTACTCCTACTGTGACAGCAACAGGCACTGTTGCAAATCCTACTATTACTGGAACACCTACAATAGAACTAAACGGCACTAGTGTTACACTCGGTACTAGCGGCACAAACTTAAACAGCATTATTGCAGATATTAATGACGCAGGATTAACTGGTATTGTTGCAAGTAAGTCTGCGACAGATCATTTAGTTATTACATATACTACATTGCAGTCTACAACTTGGCAACTAGCAATAGGAGCAGGTACTGCTAATACAGACTTAGGTTTAACAGATAATTCTACTGTAACAGCAACAAACCCAGACAGTGTTTCGTATTATACTGTATGGGAAGGATCATCATCTGACCGTGCAAAAACAGATCAAATGCAGCAAGTAGTAAAATACTTTGAAAACTTAGGTTATAGTGTAGATCAACAAATTAACACTACAACAAATAAAACATTCCGTTGGGTTATTAGTTATTGACATTTGATATGTTTTCTGTTACATTTATTAAATGTTAACATTAAATTCCCCCTACCCATATAAAGAATTCAAACGTAAAAGTGTAAACGGAAAACGTTTATATGAAAATCCATTTGGCGATCCAGTGCCAAGTGTTACTACTATTTTAGATAAAACTAAACCACGTGAAAAACGTGAAGCACTTGCTAATTGGAAAAAACGTGTTGGCGAAAAGAAAGCACAAGAAATTGTAACTGAAGCCGCAAACGTTGGTACAATTATGCATAACATACTTGAGTACTGGGTTAAAAACGAAGAATACACCGGAGAAAGAATTCTACAAGCAGAAATGATGGCAGAAACAGTAAAGAAAAATGTCGAGCCACATTTGCAAGAAGTTTGGGGTAGCGAAGTTAACTTATGTTATCCAGGATTGTATGCAGGTACAACTGACTTAGTTGGTGTGTACAAAGGAAAGCCTACAATTATGGACTTTAAACAAACTAACAAACCTAAAAAACGTGAATGGATTGACGATTACTTTATGCAAGGTGCTGCATATGGATTAGCACACAACGAACTATACGGAACTAAAATTGAAAACATTGCTATCTTTATGTGCAGTCGTGATTGCAATTGGCAGTTGTTCGAAGTAGGTCCAGAAGAGTTTAAAGAATGGGAAACAAAATGGGCCAAAAGAGTAGAAGAGTTCTATAATCTAACATAAATATGTTATAGAGGAAAATACAAATGGCAGATACACGTATTAGTAAAATTCAAATCAGACAAGGTAACTTTGCAGACTTACCACTATTGGATGTTGGCGAGTTGGGATATGCAACAGACAGACATCGTTTATATATTGGTAATAATTTAGTAGAAGTTGGTACAGGCGATGGCGTTTCGGATACATTTTCTATACCAATGTATCTAAGTTCTCCTAACAACATTAAAGCGGCATTCATTGACGGTGTACAAGTTAATGCAGCAAATTACTCGATGTCGTATACAACTTTAACATTTGCTACTCCTCCTGCAGTAGGCGAAGTTATTACAGTAAAATATAATACAGAAGTTGAAGTAGCTCGTGATATATCAAATGATCCTGTAGAAGAAACACTACCAGCAAATGGTAATTTATTAGACACTGGCGTAATATTCGATACGACATTAACTAATACTGCTTTTTTAAATTATACATTAAAAACTGCAAACGGGTTAAGAATTGGTGAGTTAAGAATGAGTGTTGATACAGATACAGGACTTACAGTTTTCTCAGACAATTTTGATCAAACAGGTGCTGTGGATATCATTTTTAATGTAGACGGATCAACTGCCAATACACTAAAACTTCAATACACTGACAACGATAATTTACAAGCAACTTTTAAGTATACATATCAGCTTTGGAACAACAATTAAATCACAGGGCTTGGTTCGAGCCTCCTAGCAAACGTTTAGGTATGTGGAGAGATTTTCGTAAAAGCCTTGATACAAATAATATATTCGATGTATGCAATACCGTTATTGCATGGTGGCAAAGTGCTCCATTAGTAAGTATTGCAATCGACCCAGTTAATTCTAGCCAATGGCCTACGCCATGGGAAATGCTACATCAAGGAGATTTTTGTGAAGATAGTTTGGCACTTGGCATGAGTTACACAATTTATTATGCTAATCCAGATATAGAAAACGAACTATTGTATATAACTTGTAGAGAAAAAAGCCTCCAAAGATTATGTGCATTAATTGACAATAAGTACTTGCTTAACTTCCAGCATGGTGTTATAAGTACATTACCAACCGATGAAACTTGTACTGTAAACTACAGTACAAAAATTAAAGACATTATATAAACAATCAAAGCAGGAACGAAATCCAGCTAACAATATTTTTTTTAAGGACAGAGACGCAATGAGTAATATTCTAGTAACCAAAAGAAATGGCGATAAAGAGGAAATCGACATTGAAAAACTTCACAAAGTAGTGTTTTATGCATGTAAAGATATCAATGGCGTTAGTCCAAGTCAAGTTGAAATGAAAAGTAACTTACATTTCTATAATGGTATTACTAGTAGTGATATTCAAGAAACTCTAATTAAAAGCGCAAGCGAATTAATTGACGAAGATACACCAAACTATCAGTGGGTAGCAGGTCGACTTATTGTCTATCATATTAGAAAAAATGTTTACGGTTCATTTGAGCCTTGTCATATTAAAGAACTTGTTGAGCGTAATGTAGAAGAAGGATGGTATGATCCTGCACTACTAGAAGATTATTCTGCTGACGAATGGGATGAACTAAACGATTATATCAAACATGATCGTGACGAAAACTTTACATATGCTGCAATGGAACAGTGGCGTGGTAAGTACTTAGTACAAAACCGTGTAACCGGTGAAATTAAAGAAACACCGCAAATGGCATATATGCTTATTGCCGCTACATTATTTGCAGACTATCCACGTGAAACAAGATTAAAATGGGTAAAGGAATATTACGATGCTGTTAGCAACTTTGACATTAGTTTGCCTACTCCTGTTATGGCCGGCGTTCGTACTCCTCAGCGTCAGTTTAGCAGTTGTGTTCTTATTGAAACTGGTGATAGTCTTGACAGTATTAATGCTACTACTAGCAGCATTGTAAAATATGTATCACAAAAAGCAGGCATTGGTATTGGCGCAGGAAGTATCCGTGCACTAGGTTCTCCAATTCGTAAAGGAGATGCGTATCATACAGGTGTTATTCCTTTTTATAAAATGTTCCAAAGTGCTACTCGCAGTTGTTCACAAGGTGGTGTACGCAATGGTGCGGCAACACTTTACTATCCAATTTGGCACTTAGAAGTTGAAGACCTACTTGTACTTAAAAACAACAAAGGTGTAGAAGACAATCGTGTACGTCATATGGACTACGGTGTACAATTTAATAAATTAATGTACGAACGTCTTATTTCAGGTGGCGATATCACACTGTTCTCACCAAGCGATGTACCTGGCTTATACGAAGCATTTTTTGCAGACCAAGACAAATTTAAAGAACTATACGAACGTGCAGAACGTAATACACGACTACGTAAGAAAACAGTAAAAGCACTAGAACTTTTTAGCCACTTTATGGGAGAGCGTAAAGACACTGGACGCATTTACTTAATGAATGTAGACAATGCTAATACACACAGTTCATTTAAACAAGAAGTAGCACCTGTACGTCAAAGTAACTTGTGTTGTGAAATCGACTTACCAACTAAGCCATTAAATGATTTCAATGACCCAGATGGTGAGATTGCGCTATGTACACTAAGTGCAGTTAATTGGGGTAATGTTAAAAAGCCTGCAGACTTTGAACGTATTTGTAAACTTGCAGTACGTGGACTTGATGCACTACTAAGTTATCAGCATTATCCAGTAATTGCAGCAAAAATGGCTACAATGGGTCGTCGTCCCCTCGGTGTTGGTATTATCAACTTAGCATATTGGATGGCTAAAAATGGAATGACTTACAGTGATCCGAACTTAGAAATGATTGACGAGTATGCAGAAGCATGGAGTTATTACTTAATTAAAGCAAGTGCAGACCTAGCAGTAGAACAAGGTGCTTGCTTGTGGAATGACCAAACAAAATATAGTGATGGCGTACTACCAATTGACACATATAAACGTGATGTAGATGAATTAGTAGCACCTCAGGAACGTATGGAATGGGATGCACTAAGAGAACAACTACGTGAAACAGGCATCCGTAACAGCACACTAATGGCATTGATGCCAGCAGAAACTAGTGCGCAAATTAGTAATGCTACAAACGGCATTGAGCCACCACGTAGTTTAGTAAGTGTTAAACAATCCAAGCATGGTGTACTAAAACAAGTTGTACCTGGTATCCATCATCTTAAAAACAAGTATGAACTACTATGGGATCAAACAAGTCCTGAAGGCTACTTAAAAATTATGGCTGTACTGCAAAAATATATTGACCAAGGTATTAGTGTAAACACAAGTTATAACCCTGCACACTATGATGATGAAAAGATTCCAATGTCAACTATGTTACAACACTTAATGATGTTTTATAAGTATGGCGGTAAGCAACTGTATTACTTTAATACTAATGACGGCGCAGGTGAAATAGATATTGACAAATTAGATAATTCTGCTAATGTAGAAAACAGCGATATTGTAATTAATGAAGACGAAGCATGTGAAAGCTGCGTGATATAAGGAAAAACAATGAGTGTATTTGACGTAACAAATAAAAGTAATCATACTGAAAACTTAGCATTTCTTGACCCATCGGGAGGTGTAACTATTCAACGTTATGATACTATGAAGTATCCTAGTTTTGATAAATTTACAGATAAACAATTAGGATTCTTTTGGAGACCAGAAGAAGTAGATACATATCGTGATGGTAAAGACTTTAAAAATCTTACAGCACACGAACAACATATTTTTACAAGTAACTTAAAGCGTCAAATTCTATTAGACAGTGTACAAGGTCGTGCACCAGCTGAATCGTTTGGTAGTATTGTAAGTTTGCCAGAACTAGAGAACTGGATCATTACTTGGACATTCAGTGAAACAATTCACAGTCGTAGTTACACACATATTATTCGTAACGTATATAACAATCCTAGTGTTATTTTTGATGAATTAATGGACATTCCAGAGATCTTAGAATGTGCAGGTGATATTTCAAAGTATTATGATGACCTTATTGAAGCAGCAGGATACTATAACTTACTAGGTGAAGGTACACATACAGTTAATGGCAAGAAAGTTGTTGTTGATTTACGTGACCTTAAAAAGAAATTATGGCTTGCTATTATGAGTGTAAATATATTAGAAGGAGTCCGCTTCTATGTATCATTTGCTTGCTCGTGGGCGTTTGCCGAACTCAAAAAGATGGAAGGTAATGCTAAAATCATTAAGTTTATTGCTCGTGACGAAAATTTGCACTTGGGCAGTACGCAGTTACTTCTTA